GGCGGGTTGGCCACGCCAGCGGTGACCCGGTCTAGTAAAACCGTTGTCGAGGAAATGTAATCATCGAGGGTCGGGACGATATTGTTAATCGTGCCGGACTGCACCTGATAGATGACATTGCCGCCTGCGTTGATGCTGACGTTAATGATTTTAAGGGGGTGTCCAGGCTCTTCGAAATATCCTGTAAGCTGCCAAGGCGCCCAGGGCTTCTCGATGTTGAGGTTAGTCCCTAGGCTAGAGGACGTAAAGGTATAGCCCGTTCCTGGTTGGACGCTCATGGCTTAGATGTTGACGTAAACGTCAGGCGGCCAGCCTTCCTTCGAGTAGCGGATTTCGTACATGACTTTGAAAAGTGATCCGTATTCCTCGACGTTGATTTGCGAAAGCAGATTCTGTTTACCGTGGATGCCAGTGCCAGTCGGGCCCCATGCAGGGATCAGGGGGAAAGACGCTCCCCAGCTGTTGGTGGCCGTTGCAGTACCGAGCAGAAGATAAAGAGCCTGCACAAACGATGCGTCGCTGTAATAGCAGACGCCTGAATAAGTCGTCGTGCGGGCGAGGTACTGGGTCTTGCCGTAGATGTCAGGATAATCAGGGTCGACGAAACCGATAAATCGGCCACCCATGCCGGTCTCAAAACAGGCACCGTTAAAACCTTCGGAGGATGGAACCACAACGGGCCTTCCGGTGATTGCACTGATTACGGTCACAGGAGGCCCTAGGGTCGAGTCGTCGTAGGCGCCACCAAAGTCGGAAGGCAGGCCAGCCAGAGGGCCGGGAGTGTAGCCAGCAGCCGCGGTGAAAAAGTTCGGGTGAGTCGTGATGTTCTCGGCGGTCAGGCCGTTTGCCGCGGAGGTGTTGGCATTGGTCCGGGTTCCACCGTTGACCGTGGGGTCAATGCCGACGTAATCCACCTTGACCGTCTGATACTGAAGCGAGTCGAGTGAGATGCTGGCCTTGTGCGCCTTGAGGTAGGCATAGCCGGCCTGACCGAAGGCCGTGCCGCGAGCGGTGAGCGATGCAGCGCTGACGGCCCAGTCGAGCTTGTAGGTGGCCGAGGCCGTGACGAGACCGAAGCCGTCCGTGACGACGGTCCAGCCTGGCTGGATTTTGTCGGTCGTGAGATTGTTTCCTGTAGCGACGATGGTCATGGTAAATTAAACAATGCCCGCCTTCTGCATGGTGAGGGGGACGCGTTCGGTAAAGGGTGCAGGGACGGTGCCGTTGCGGTTGAGGATGAATTGCTCCTGGAGGATGATTTTGATTTCTTCCATGATCTCGTTCTGGCGGGTCATCTTCTCCATGACCGGGTTAGCGCCTACGCCGACGACCGTGCCGAAACCTTCGGGGCCCTTGAATGAGCCGGCCTTAAGTTGATTTTGTTCAGCCTCGAAAATAGGAGCGTATTTCTTGCCTTCATCTGATTTCAGAAACGCCTCAAGAGCCATGTCTTGATAGTCTTTAACCATCGATAGAATCTTGGGGTTTACATAGGCGTCCGGGCCTTGCTTCTCACGTTCAGCCTGTAGGATTTTCTTACCCGTGTCGGTCTCGGTCAGGAAAGTCTCCGTCATCTTTTGTCGGCCTGCCGCCACCTGCTCGGCTTCCTTCTCGGTGGCGGCTTTTAACTTAAGGAATCGAGCCATCTTTGCCTCGTCACTTGTGGCAAAAACCGTTTCACCTTTCGATATTAGGTCCATGCCTTCCTTTGCGTCCTGCTTGGCTTTTTCAATGGCGCTGGAGATGGCGCCAATCAGAGACTGAAGGATGACCATCGGGGCGGTGAAGCCGAGGAAAATGTCTTTGAATGAGCTGCCGAACTTCTTGCCGATATCGCCTAGTTGCTTGTCAAAACCAGAGGCGGCCGACGAAGCCTTGCCCATAGCCTGGGGGACGTCCGAGGTGGTCTTGATATTTACTGTCAGGTCTTGGGCCATGTCAGGGAGTGCTTTCCTTTGCAGGATTGGAAGCAGTGGCGGTCTTAGCCTTGGACTCCTCTTGTGCGATAAAGGCTTCCTCCTCTGGCGACATGATCGCCACGTCGACGCCCTTGCGCATGGCGAAGGCGGCATTCAGCCAGATGGCCTGACACTCCGGCATCTCCCATGCCCTCTTCTCTTCGATATTATTTGCCACTAGGTTCGCGACGACCATCAGGGGCCACGGTGCTTTACTGCTCCCGCCGGTCTTCTTATCGGTCTGGTCCCAGAACTTGGGCCAGTGACTGACCAGGATGTAGTCGGCAAAGGCCTTGAGCATCAATTCAAACTTAGCGGGGTTGTCGTTCATCCGCCCGATCCGCAGCTTGTCCACCCAGCTGAGTCCGCCCAGGGGCTCCTCGGCGCACACTTGGCAGGCGAAGATAAGGTCCGCAGGAGTCACGCCGCGAGAGCCGGTCACCAGCGGGGAGTCGAAGGCCATCAGGCGTACCCGGTACTTGAGGCACCATGGGTAAAGCGTTCGACCCAGAAACCTCGGAAGAGGCGCCGGGTCGATTTGACTATCTAGGAAGCGGCGGTCCACCCCTTCAGATTAACCTCCCAACAGGGAAGTCAATCAGTAGGTAATCTCTTCAAAGGACTCGGCAGTCAGTGAGACTGTAACGAAACCTTTTGAACTGCCACGGTCGTCCACTTTTGTGATGACTCCCGAGAAGCTGACCGAAGCAGAACCGCCGGGATAAGCCGAAGCGGTCTTGGCCGTAAAAGAAAGGGTGGCGCCTAGGGCAGGAATCGACGAAGCGCTTGCCACGCCCTCGATTGTAATCTCGGAGCGGCGGTCGTCATAACGAGCCGTAATGGTGCGGCCAGTCTCATCGACCACCGTGCCGGTGTTGTTAAAGCCAGAAGAGACGGAGTAACTTTGCACGAAAAGCGAGGCCTCTTGGCCGGCTCCGATTCCGTAGAGGCAAACAGTTCCGGTATTTACAGCGGCGCACATGGTTACAGTTGCTTGGTTTGGTAACCTTACGCGGGGAAGACGGTCAGGATGTCGAAGGTGAACGAGGTCGCCCAGGAGCGCTCGTCGATGCCCTCGTCTTCGGACTGCATGGTAACGTCATAGCAGGACGCGTCGCCAGTGGCCGTGAAGGCCGCCTTGATGGAGGTCAGGTCACGCATATTGCCGGACAGGGCGGCACAGCGTAGGCGGTGATCGGCGAGAGTCGTGTCGTCGGCGTTCGAGAAGAGGGTAATGCGGACCGAGCAGCTGAAGTTGCCTTCGCCTTCTGGCAGGTCGGATGGTGCCCGAGCGGCTTCGCAGAGGACCACGGCCTTCGGCAGGGTCTGGGTCGCGGCGCTGTCGCCCGTCAGGAACGTGACGGTGGTCAGCCCGGTCTGGGTGGAGAGGTAGGTCGCGACGGTGGCCTCGACAATGTGACGGATAGATTTAGTGCCCATAAAGTTTAGCGGCGATTAGCGCGCTGGATAGTGGTGTTCATGTGTTTCTCAAAGCGGGCCTTCATCTGCTTGATGCGGTTAGCGTAGACCAGGGGCAACACGGAAGCGTCGACGCCGATGTTGTTCACGTTGCCCTGGCTGTTGGTCACGCTCAGCTCGACGACCTTCTCATTGGCGAGGAGGCTGTTGCTTCCGCGTACCTGCGTGTGCCGGTTAATCCATGCCACCTTGAGCAGGTCGACCCCGAAGTCTTTGGGTATGCCGTTAATCATTGGCTTAGGCAGGGAGCGCAACGCCGAGGCCCAGCCAGACTTAATCATGCCGACCATCTGCTGACGGTCCTTAATGTATTGGGTCAGCTCGGACTTAGTCTCGACAAGCATCTTGATGGTGACCGGGCGCGTGCCCTTGCCGATGCGTCCACCGTACTTGGCCTTAATGCGGTTATGCGGAGGACGCAGATCGGTGACGAAGCCCTGACCGTATTCGGTCTGGATGGGGTTGGTCGTGTTAAAGTAGTTCTTAGCCTTGGCGAACGCCCGAGTGTAGTCCTGGTCATTGGCAATCTTCCGCAAGATTGGCGGCAGACCCTTCAGCGCCTGAAGCGTACCCTTGCCGATAATCTTGTTAAACAGGCCGAGGTCGTTGGACTTGGTGGCGTAGGCCAGCTGATTGCCGAGGAGGCCCGCAGCTGAGTTGGCGTTACGGTCGTTTGCGGCGACGTAGAGCTTCTTGATGTCTCCGGCCACGGCTTCGTCGCCAGCGGTCTGGGCGGCCTTCGATAGTCCACGGCCTCCGCCCTTCGGCATAGGAGGGGTAAAGGTTGCCGCGTCTTGGCAGGCAAGGGCGGCTTGTTCAAGCGCCGCGTCCCGCATGGTCTGCCCGGTGTTGGCCGCGAACTGACGCAGGCCAGCCATGAACTCAGCCTGAGACTTCGGACTGATGCTGACCGTCACCACGGCTTTACTGGTTATCGTCGATGACGACGAGCGTGATCCATGCCGACCCGGGCTTGTAGGTCTGGGTCGTGATGCGGACGGTCTTCCCGCCGGCGACGATTTTCTTGCCTTGGCCTAGGCTG